TTTACGCAACCTCTTCTAATGGCAGTACGTGGACTACGCCTACCCTGACGAATGGCGTTATCACCCCTTCAACTGTCCGTGCCGTTGCCATAGATTACACAGGTAAAGTTGTAACGCTTGGGGCAGGCTATGGAAATAGCACCTGTATTGGCGCAGCAGTCGCCGCGTATTCCTTCGCTACCACTGGCGGTAATGGTCAATCAACATTTTTAGCTGCTGGCACTTATACATGGGTTGCACCTGCGGGGGTTACTAAGGTAAGTGCAGTGGCGCTTGGGCATGGGGGTAGGGGTGGAAATATTTCTTGCACCTATACTCCTATACCGGGGCCATGCTGCACTTGCTGTGGGTACGTTACCTATATTGGCGGTGGCGGTGGTGGCGGCGGCGGTATTGCGTGGGCCAATAATCAAACAGTAATACCTGCCAATTGCTATACCGTTACGGTAAGACTGGCTTGTGCGGGGGCAGGGAATACGTCTTTTAGTACGCTTGCTGTAGCGGGGGGCGGGGCGAACAGTTCCAATGCCAGTCCCGGCGCTGGCGGGACTGTGATTACAGGCACTGGATATTCTGGAGGAGCGGGGGGTTCCGCTACTAGCAGCACTTCAAGAGGTGTTGGTGGCGGCGGCGGTGGAGCGGCTGGTTATTTAACCAGTGGGGGCGCAGGCGGGGCCGCCGTAAATACTAACGGGGAAAGTAAAACTGGCGCGGCAGGCGGCGGCGCTTCAGGGCATAACGCTAACACTCAAAGTGGCGGGGGCGGGGGCGCGGGTAGCTTCATTATGGGCACTCAGACCCCGTACTGTAACACCACTGGCACTGGCGGTGTTTCGGCTGTTTGTACGATGACGGGTTCAAAAGGGGTTTATGGGTACTCTATTCTTACTAGCGCTGGAGACGGGAACGGGGGCAATAGATATTGTCCGAGCGGTACGCACGGGGGCCCCGGTGGAAACCGTGGTGGCGGTGGCGGAGGAGGTTCTTTTAATCCATGCCGCAGCGGGGGCCCTTGTTGTGGGAAACTCGGAGCGGTTCGTGTTATCTGGCCCGGTTGCACACGCTCATACCCTTCTACTAACGTCAGAGATTTATAGGAAAATAGACTGTGGAACTATACATACAAGTAAAAGACGGTCAGCCCTTTGAGCACCCCATCCTTGGGGATAACTTTCGGCAGGCTTTTCCTCATATAGACACTAGCAATCTCCCCCCAGAGTTCGCTCGGTTTGTGCGTGTTCAGCCCCCTACAATCGGTCTGTTTGAAGTCTGCCCTGAGTGCGTATACGAATTGGTGGATGGCGTGTATACCGATATCCACAACGTGCGCCCCATGACCTCCGAAGAAAAAGCAGCCAAGATTGAACAAGCAAGGGCTAATCTTCCTAACTCCAACTGGCGAATAGACGAAGAAACATTACGTCCTATCCCCCCTTTAATGCCTGCTACCGGTGGCCCGTGGGCTTTTGACCCCGCCGCAGGAGATTGGGTTATTGCTACTGAACCTCCCTTCCCTAGCTGGGGATTGAGTGAAGATGGATTTAGATATTTACCCCCCGTTAAAAAACCTCATGACGGCAATAAATACCGTTGGGATGAAGCCACCATTAGTTGGATAAAACTAAATGCTTAAAAAAAGCAAAGCAGAAGTAAAGCAGCCAGAAGTACAAGCAGAACAACAACCAGAGTTTGAAGCGTATTACTACTTTCCATCACCGGTATACGCAGCGAAAAAGCCAGAGTTCCTCGAAGTAGTCAGTGAGGTTTCAGAGGAGGCACTGCAAAAGATTACGCATGGTGTAGATGAACTTTACCCGATGCACAACACTGATAACTATGCGGGTGATCCCCGTTTAGTTGATTTCTGCAAGTATCTCTGGCAAATCGGTTGGAACATCTTGCAGGGTCAAGGCTACGACATGGCTAACTTCAATGTCATGGTAGACGCAGTGTGGACGCAGGAGCATCACAAGCACTCCTTAATGGAGCAGCACGTTCACGGTGGCGGGCATCAACTGGTAGGGTTCTACTTCCTTGAGACACCAGAGAACTGCTCCCGTGCCATGTTCCATGATCCGCGAGGCGGTAAGGTGCAGATCAACCTGCCGGAAGCAAACATGAGTATGGCAACACCTGCGAGCAACACCATTAACTTTTTGCCTGAGCCGGGTATGATGCTGATTAGTAACGCTTGGCTCCCGCATTCGTTTGGGCGGCATGGTTCAGATAAGCCAATTAAATTTGTGCATTTCAACCTGAGTGTGCAGTACGCGCCACAAGCGTGTAGCACCAGTGCGGCAGAAGTCATTTGAAGTATCTTATACGCTACAACAAATCGCGTGGTCAGGCTGGTCGAGGCACAATGGATCACGTCTGGCGTGTCTTTGAAGGCGACAAGGCTGAGAAAGAATACCTGTTCAAGCACTTTGTTTTGAACGTGCCATCAGTTAGCGAGCGCACCGGAGAGGACTGGAACATCAGTTGTCACGGGATGTTAACGATAGACAAGGCAACATCGACGGCAACTATTGATTCGTTAGACTAGGAGAAATGTATGGGCTGGAATGTAAACCTGAGCATCACCAACAACACAAAATACAACATTGATGTCGTCAACAACGATGCAGGTCAAACGGGAGAAATTGCTCCGCATGGCGGCACGTTTGACTGGAACACAAGCGACCCAAACAACACAAATTCTCTGCGGTTCTGGGATGCGACCGTAAGCCCCAAGACCTATTACATGCAAGGTGGTATCAGCTTCGGACCAGAAGCTGGGGTGTATGTTGACCGTGGCTGGATGGCGGCAGATGACCAATCAATCGCAGCAACCTTTTGTGCAAACGGCAATTGCTGGACGCAAACTCAGAACGGCGGCGAGACACTGCTGGCGTGGAATCAGTTTGAGGGCGGTGGTCAGATCACAGCGGTGTTTAACTAGGGGTCCCAATGAAACCATTTCTACTTTTTGCATTAGCCTTGGCGGTACTGCCAGCCCAAGCCGACCCCCTGATTACGTGTTCAGGGCAATACGCATTGTGTGCCGCTAGTCCCACAACCCCCACCGGCAAGACCATCGTCATCAATGGCGTGACGTTCCAAGAGGGCGTAAGCGTATGCCCCGTGCTGACCGGCGAGTCTGTAGGGGATGCTGCTTTGATCGGCTCCTGTGCCCCGCCCAAGGGCGAGCGTACCGTGTGGTCGTTGTTCTCCTTAGAGATGGATTACCCACAGGCACCGACATGGGCAGTGGTTCACGCAGTCCCGCGCCTCTTCGTCACAACCGAGGGCAGCGGTGGCATGTCAAATCAGTGGTCTTACCCTTGCGTTATCCGGCCTACCAAAATCAACGGCGCTACCTTAGCCGATTGCTTAGGCCCAATTAACGAATCCCCAGCCGGTGGTGGTGTGGTGCCTGTGGGCGCTACCGTTTTAACCTCGGCTCCGCTTGACGCAGCTTACCCCGTCGGTGGCAGCATTCCTTAACCGCACCGGAGTAACCAATGAACATCGACGAAATAGCAGCATTACGCCAAATCGTGCGGGAAGAAATGAAGTCAGTCCTCAAGGAAGTCGGGCTCCACGATGAAGAGGCTGGTGACGATGTACGCGACTTGCGTAGTCTTATAACCGATTGGCGCGGCATGAAGAAAGTCGTTTGGCAGACCGTTGCCCGTGCAGGGACAATGTTTGTTCTTGGCCTGCTGATGTTTGGTGCGTGGGCAAAACTTAGCGGCGGAGGTGACGGGGAATGATTCTTGAAACGCTAGGCGGTGGATTGCTGGGTGGCCTGTTCCGGCTTGCCCCCGAAGTGATTAAGATATTTGACGCGAAGAACGAACGTTCTCACGAACTGGCGATGCTACAAACCGAAATGGAGTTTGCAAAGCTCAACGCAGAACGCGAGATGCACCGGACGGACGCTGCCATGACCATAGCCGAACTGGATGCGATGGGCGCTGCGTTAAAAGAACAGGGTCAGACTGCCCGAGCTGCGGGTTGGTTCGTTGCGGCAATCAGTGCGCTGGTGCGCCCGCTGGTGACGTACTGGTTCGTGATTATGTACTCAGTGGTCAAGATAGTCTCAATACAGATGGCCGTGGCTGCGGGTGGTTTCTGGAAGGACGTTTTGGTCACTAGCTGGACGCCTGAAGACGCCAGCCTGCTGATGCTCATATTGACCTTCTGGTTTGTCGGAAGGGTCTACGAACGCACTAAGTAGGGCGCTTGAGATTGCCGCACAACTGTGTAAACGGTTCGAGGGATTCCGTGCAGCCCCGTATTTGTGCAGCGCTGGGGTCGCCACGGCAGGCTACGGGACCGTTTTCAAACCAGACGGCACAAAGGTGGCTCTCACCGACGAATCAATATCAGAAACGACCGCAGAGCTTTGGTTGATCCAGACCTTGACCGGCAGCTATCTTCCTGCCGTTCTAAAGGCATCACCGGGGCTGATAGCCCACCCCGAAAAGCTAGGCGCACTGACTGATTTTGCGTACAATCTTGGAGCTGCTCGGTATCGCGCCAGTACCCTGCGAAAGCGGGTAAACGCGCAGGACTGGGAAGGTGCTGCCAAAGAGCTTCTGAAATGGACTAAGGGCGGTGGTAAAGTCCTGCAAGGTCTTGTGCGTCGCAGAGAAGCCGAACGAGTTTTATTCTTGGCCGGGGGCTAGATGTATCTTATAAGCAACATCCCGTACTTCAAGTGCTGGGTCCGAAAAGAGTTTACCAACGGCCATCAGGGCTACCACGGCGAGTACGTTCACGCGCTGGCTGTTGCAGTGACCACAATGCCGAACAGGTGTTTGTCGTTTCAGTTGATCTTTACTGGGTGCGAGGCAGACGACGGCAGTCAGCCCAACGTCCACGGCGGTGCGATGTGGGCAAGAATGCCCATCACTGCACTGGTGGGTGATATACCGCTAGAAGAGTGGCCCGAGAGGATGGAAACGCATTTTGTGCAGCCGTGGGACTGCAGCTCCTACCACCACAGCATTATCTCTCTCGATCAGGCAAAGCCCTCCCCGTGGCTGTGCAAGATCGATAATCAGTTCTTTAAAGGCAGATACCTTTTTACCGTGGATTACGCCGAGAGTGAAGTGGCCGAAGACCCTGCCCAGCACAAGCAGACGCATGTGCTTATCCTGACCGATGCTGGCAAGTGGACGGGAAATATTGTAGCCTTACCGAACAATCGGGTGCGTGTCACAAGCCCCGCGTACTGGGTCACAGGAGAAGGAGCCCCTGACTTTAAACCCAGCCAATGGATACACTGCGCCGAGCAGGACGATTCGTATCTGGACCCTAATGTAACCTTCAATAACCTGTACGTGGAGACAACCAAATGATGAACTCAAAGATGATGGCTGCTGGTGGCATGGCTAAAAAGGGTACGCACAAGATGCCCGATGGCACCACCATGAAAGACGCTGATATGAAAAAAATGAAAACCGGCGGCATGGCAATGACCATGAAAGACGGCAAGAAAGTTCCTGCGTTTGCCGCAGATGGCAAAGGCAAGATGGCCGCTGGTGGCATGGCTAAAAAAGGCTATGCGGCTGGTGGTGTTGTTAAGTCAAAAGTGCGTGGTGCTGGTATAGCGATTAAAGGCACACGTCCTGCCAAAAAGATGTAATTGAGGCAGTGGCATGGCGTATTTTAGACTCACTCTTGCCCCCGGCATCGATAAGCAGAACACCGAATACGGTGCTGAGGGCGGCTGGATTGATGCGGACAATGTCCGCTTCCGTTACGGCTTGCCCGAAAAAATCGGGGGCTGGGAGGAGTTTACTACGCTGACGCAATACCTCGTTGGTATGGCGTCTGAGATCTTCACATGGAACAGCCTTGTCGGTGTCCCCTACGCAATGGTGGGTACTGATCGTAAGCTTTACGTGCTGACCGGCGGTATTTACTACGATATTACGCCTATTCGTGAGACCACCAGTGCGGGCGCTGTCACGTTTGCCGCAAGCAACGGCTCCCCTATTCTGACCGTTACCGATACCTCCCACAGCGCTATTCAAGGCGACTTCGTTACGTTCAGCGGTGCGGTATCGCTTGGCGGCAACATTACTGCGGTCATTTTGAACAGCGAATACGAAATAACCTCCATCGTTAACGCCAACAGCTACCGCGTCACCGCGCCTGTCAACGCCACCGCTGGCGACTCGGGCAACGGTGGCGGGTCCGTGGTCGGCGCATACCAGATCAGCATCGGCTCAGACGTTAATTATTTCGATTTTGGCTGGGGCGTTGGCCCGTGGGGCGGCGGCAGTTGGGGTACTCCCCGTGCCCCCGGCACTGGCATTGCGCTGTTTTCTCGCGTTTGGCAGTTCGATAATTACGGCGAAGACGTTGTCTGTCAGTTGGTAAACGGCGTACCTTACTACTGGGAATTAAGCCTCGGCACCAGCACCCGCGCTGTAGTGCTGGCAGGTGCTCCGGGCAAAAACACCTTTGCCCTGCTGTCTACCCCAGACCGCCATTTGGTCTGCCTTGGCACCGAAACAACGCTGGGTGATCCGACCAGTCAGGACCCGATGTTCGTAAGGTTCTCAAACCAAGAAGACATCACCAGCTTTGTTGAATCAGCGACCAATACCGCTGGCGGTCAACGGCTCTCGGACGGCAGCGTCATCCGGACAGCAATACGCTCTCGCGGCCAGATCCTGATACTCACTGACTCCTCGCTGCACGGCATGCAGTATATAGGTCCGCCGTATACGTTTGGCTTCCAGCAGCTCAGTGCGAACTGCGGATGCATCGGGCCTCATGCAGCAATTGACGTTAACGGCGTGGCGTTTTGGATGGGCACGGATGCGTTTTACGTGTTCGACGGTACGGTTAAAAAGCTCGCCTGCACCGTACAGGATTACGTCTTTAAAGATATGAATCAGGTGCAGGGAACCAAAAATTTTGTGGGGCTGAACAGCCAATTTAACGAGGTCACATGGTGGTATAGCTCCTATACCTCCGACTTCATTGACCGCAGCGTGACGTACAACTATCTGGAAAACGTCTGGTCAATCGGCACGA